AGTTGGACGTAACATTGTAGTTAACCCAACTAGTCAAACACCAGATGATGCGGCAGACGTATCAACTGTTGCAGTTCCTCAAATTGCAGGTACAGGTGGTAGTGTTGCAGTTTCAACAGAAATAGGTAACTTACTAGACGATGTAATTTACACAATTGATAACGGATATGACAATGCTCCGGCAATTACATATCCAACAATTCCAGCAACATCGGATGCACAGTTAGTACAAACTCAAACTACTACTGACTTACTAGGAATACAAACTGGGACTATTGACTTTATTAGTAAGAACTTTGGTTCATTCAAATATAATAGTGCAACTTGTCGCAGAGATTTAACAAATATTATTACAGATGTTGCATATGATGTAGCATTAGGTACAAACTATAACGGTGTGTTTAGTGGTATTGCTTATCAGCGTCCAACTAACTCATATAACTTAACATCACAGCGTATTGAAACAATTGGTGCATTACGTTTTGCAAGAGATGAGCTAAAAGCAGACATTACTGATGCAACAGCAGAAGCAAGAATGGTTGCGGCATTTAATGAAATAGTTGATATTATTGATAACGGACTAGCGGCGGCAGATGCAAATGTATATCCAACACCAAGTTCATTACCAACAACAAATGCTGATGATGCGTTTGCAGACTTAAATGCAAACATTGCATTTATAAAAGCAGAAATTAATGCTTGGATTGATGATCAAGTTTTATTAAACACAACTACAACACCAGATCCAAACAGTATTTGGTTTAACTTTACATATGATGCAACTAAGTGTGCAAGAGATGTAGGCTATATTATTGAAGCAATGAAGTATGATATACTTTATGGCGGTACAATGGGAGCATCAAGAATTGCTGAATCCTACTTTGGAATTTACGGCGATACTTATCCTGCAGGCCAAACAGCACAAACTGCGGCGGCATATGATAGACTTGCTACAGTATTAGATCAAATTGCAAGAGAAGCATCAGTAACTAAATCTTCAGGTAACGCATTGAACCAAACACAATTAGGTTCAGCGGCAACTTCAACTGAAGGTAATGCATTACTTGCAAACATGCAAATTATTGAAGATGTATTAACAGCAGGAAATGCTAACGGCATGCCAGCAGTAGTATATCCAGACTTAGCATCATTAGGTGTATCAGCTACATTGCAAACTGAAAAAGGCGCAATGGATACTGCTAGAGCACAAACAATACTAGATGTTATCCAATATATTTCAGATACTTACAATGACTTTAATTACAATCATGCTAAGTGTTCAAGAGATGTTGGATTAATTATAACTGCTTTTGTATACGACTATGCATTGAATACTAACTATGCTAGTATGTTTGCGGCGCAGTCATACTTAAGAGCACCAAGTAAAAATGTTGTTAACGATCAAAAAACTGCAAGTATTGCGGCATTTGAATTTGCAAGAACTAAAGTATTAGAATCAGTAGTTACAGCAGGTGGCTTTGCTCCAGCAGTACAAGCAGTAAACAATACTTGGGAATGGATTGATGATACAATCTTTAATGCTACAGCAGAAGGTGGTAAATCTAACAGCGATCAAGAAGTATGGAACGCAGTAAGACACTTAGAACTTAATAAAGAATTTATTGTAGAAGAAGTTGTTGCACACGTTGATGATTGGTTCAAGATAGCAGTTTCCAAAACTGATCAAGCATCAAGCGTATTAACAGTAGCAGACACAAGTTGGTTAAAAGCAAATCAAAAAGTGCTTGCACAAAACATGGATGACTCTGCAGACGCAGTAACAGACGCAAACCTTGCAGTAAGTACAACTTACTATGTTAAAGATATTTTAAGCGATACAACACTTACATTATCTGCAACACCAGGTGGTTCAGCTGTTGCATTATACGACACTGATTCAATTGTAGTACAATTAGATGAAGGTAAATTACGCAACGATATGTCTGATATAGTTGAAGGCATTGCATTTGATGCAGTTCTTAATACTAACTACAACCAAGTAGCATTAGGCTTAGATTTTGTAACAGGCGACAATGCATCAATAACTGCACTAGGTAAAACACAAATTGCGGCAGGTATATCATATGCTAAAGGACTAGTTGCAGGAATAAAAGAGTTTAGAACAAATGCAACTTACTTGTCAAGATCAAATGCAGGATTTGACGAAGTTACTGATATTGTAAACAACGGTGCAGGCAATGCAAACGCATTAACTTTCACAGGCACAAACAATGCAGTTGACCAAGTAGCAAACAATGAAGCATTTATAGCAACAGAAGTATTAGAATGGATTAACCAAAACTATAATTCAATTTACACAGCAATGGACACTACACAGTTTACAACTGAAATAGGGTACATAGTTGATGCTTTAAGATATGACTTATTAAATGGTGGTAACAGTGCAACACATAGACTTGCTACAAGATACTTTACAAGCACAGAGTTTAAAGCTAACCTTGGTAATAATGCTACTGCAAGTGGACTTGCATTTAACTACTTACAATCGTTTATTGATAACATTGTATTAGATAATACAGCAGGTTGGTCAAAATTAAGCGGCGGAACACAAGATACATCTGCTTCAGCTGGTACAGCAACTCAAGCAACAACAGCACAAGCATTAGTAGGAATAATAGAATCAGTTGCAGGCGGTAACGCGGCAGGTGTTAAAAATTATCCAACAATGACACTAGCAAGTGCTACATCAGTAAGTAATGTTATAGCACATGCTTCTAAAATTGGAGTTAAAGCAGTACGTAGTGTAAGTAATACTTACAGAGCATCGTTTGAATTAAAAGCAGATTATGCTTACAATAAAACATTATGTAAACGTGATGTACGTGAATACATTGAAGCAATGAAATGGGATATGACTAACACTCAAGAGTGGGCAAGAACATATACTGACAACATTAGCTTTAATAGACCGGGTGCTTATAAATCAAGACTAGCGGCACGTTACTATGTTAATAATGTAATAGGATCACAAGAAGAAGATTTCTACTACTTACGTAACGGTACAGGTTTAAGATTACAAACAATGGAAGGCCTACAAGGCGACCTAAGTCCAGAAAATGCTTACGGAACAAGACGTCCAACAGCAGGTGCATATGCATCATTAGATCCAGGCTATGGTCCAGACGATGTAAGAGTTTGGATTAGTGCAAGATCACCGTACATACAAAACTGTACAACATTTGGATTTGGTGCAATAGGACAAAAAATTGACGGTGCCCTACACAACGGTGGTAACGACTCAATGGTATCAAATGACTTTACACAAGTTATTAGTGATGGTATTGGTGCATGGATTACAAACAACGGTAGAGCAGAACTTGTGTCAGTGTTTACATACTATTCACATGTAGGTTATCTTGCAGAGAACGGCGGACGTATACGTGCAACAAATGGTAACAACTCTTACGGTGCATTTGGATCAGTAGCAGAAGGTACTGACCCAGAAGAAATAGCAGTAACAGGTATCATTGATAATAAATTCCAGTATAACGCTACTGTAGCAACTGTTAATACAGATGCAGATCAGTTACTAGCATTAGAATACTCACATGCTGGTAATGACTATACTGAAGCAAAACTAGACTTCTTTGGACCAGGTTCAAACGAAGAAACAGTATCAGATGAATTTAGAGACGGTGCAGTTTATCAAGTTGGTATTGGTAATACAGTAAATGTTACAGACGGTGGTAAAGGTTACTTAGTTGTTACTAATACTGCACAAGCAGGTAGTACTACAAGTCTTACAATATCAGCAACAGACGGTAACATTAGTTCAGCATACATTGGTATGAGAGTACAAATTGTTGGCGGTGCTGGTGCAGGTTTATTTGGTATAATTGACACATACAATGCAGGTTCTAAAGTAGCAACTGTTGAAAGAGAAAGCGACGGAGTTGCAGGTTGGGATCATGTACTTCCAGGATTTACTTGGGAAGAACCTAACTCAACTTCAACATATTTGATTGAACCAGCAGTTTCGTTTACTGCTCCAACTAACACTTCAGGTGATAGTACGCTACCAACATCAACAACTTGGTATGCAAACGAGTTTATTGAAACAGCGGCTCAATATACAGGAGTTGCTTCTGAAACTGAATCAGACGGTAATGGTGCAACATTTGATGTTACACGTAACGGTAGCAAATACTATGTTACAGTTAATGCCGCAGGTACAGGTTATGTTAGAAACGCAACTGTAACAATTAAAGGTTCTAACTTAGGTGGCGTAGATATAACACACGATATAACAATAACATTAACATCACTTAATGCTAATGGTGCAGTTGTAGACTTTGACTTTATTGGTCAAGGACGCAAAGGATTCTTCCTTGGCGCAGGCGCAGGTAGTAACGGTGCAATTAGTTATGATGGTATTACATGGCAGTCACAAAATATTACAGCACCAGGTGCAGGTAATTGGTCAGACATTGCTCAAGGTTTACTTGATGATGGATCAACTACATTCCACCCAAGCTCAATAATTATTGTTGGTGACGGAACTAACGACATAGCACGTTCCGGAGACGGCGATACTTGGACAGCTGGTACTTTACCAGGTGCAATGAGTAGTGCAGGTGAAAAGAGTGTTGCATTTGGTAACGTTGACGTTGCAGTTAATAGATACGTTGTTATTTCAGATGATGACAGAGATGTTGCTTATTCAGAAGATGCAGGTCAAAACTGGACATTAACATCAAGTGCATTATCAGCAGTAGGCTTTGATAGTATTACATACGGAGCAGGATTATATGTTGCTGTACGTTCAGGAACAACAAGCATAAGTTACTCAACAAATGGTGTTGTTTGGACTGATGTTACTGCACCAGGAACAATATCAGGACCAGTAGTTTGGGGTAACGGACGTTTTGTTGTAACAGGCGGAACAGTTGGTGTAATGTACAGTTTAGATGGTATTACATGGGCAGATCCAGCATACCCAGGCGGTGCAAACGTAAGTACACTTGCTGGAACAGAACGTAACTTAGCATATGGACACGGTGTGTTTATTTTAACATCAGATGATACAGACGGAGTTCTTTATTCAGAAGATGCAATAGTTTGGACACTACAATCATTAGGATCTGCTGTAACAGGTGGATTTAATGCAGTTGCATTTGGTAACCCTGAGAAGATGGGAGTGTTTAGTATACTTCCTAATGCTACAGGTACAAGTGCAAAATACGCTAAGATTGGTGCTAGAACAAAAGCAAGAGCAGGTTTAGCAAATGAACAAATATTTGAGTTTAGAATTTATGAACCAGGTTCAGGCTACACAAGCGCACCAACTATTACTGTAACAGATCCAAATAACATTGAAGATGTTACACCAGTAGTAAGATTAGGAACAGGAGTACTTGGACAACCAACATTTATTAATAGAGGTAGTGGCTTTACAACTGCAACTGCATCAATTGATGCATTAAACAGTAACGGTAATGCAGACTTCTTACAAAGTGGATCGTATATTGCTGTAAGAAGACTTACTGCAAGACCAGTTAACGGATCTAATGTTGAGTTTGCAGGACTTCCAGGACAATTCTTTAAGTTGGTTAGTACAGTATCGTTTATTGGTAGTAATGATGGATCGTATACAACGTTCTTACAAGTTTCACCAGCAATAACTACAGCAAATATTCCATCAGATGGAGATGCTGTAAATATGCGTATCAGATTTAGTCAAGTACGTCTAACAGGACATGACTTCCTAGATATTGGTACAGGTAACTTTGCAGATACTAACTATCCAGGTGTACCAGTTAACGTACCTAACCAGGATAGAGAAACACAAGATGCTAATGGTGGTAGAGTGTTCTACACAGCAACTGACCAAGACGGTAACTTTAGAGTTGGTGACTTGTTTAGTGTTGAACAGGCAACTGGTGTTGCAACATTGAACGCTGAAGCGTTTAACATTGCAGGTCTACAAGAACTATCATTGGGTGAAGTTACACTAGGTGGTAACTCAGCAAGTATTACTGAATTTAGTACAGATCCATTCTTTACTGCAAACAGTGATACGATTGTTCCAACACAGCGAGCGATTAAGGCATACATTGAATCACAAATTGGTGGTGGTGGTGCTACGCTAGTTGTTAACAGTGTTACAGCAGGTGATATATTCATAGGCGGAACACAAATTACAACAGTGTCAGGTAGCCCAATAACAATTAAAGCGAACATTGTGTTCAGTGGTACAGTGCTAGGATATCCTCTAGCATGGAATTATTACCAGAGATAACAGTAACGGATAAATATTAGTAAGATAAAATGTTGAAATATCTAGCATATAACAGGAGATTAAGATAATGGCAAACGGAGTACTAGGATCAGCGGATTTAGCCGCGACAACGTATACTAACATATACGATGTACCCGATGGAAACTTTTCTGTAGTGTCGGTTAGCATTTGTAATAAAAATGCAACATCGATTACAGTAAGGCTTGCATTGGCAAAACCAGGGCAGTCACTACCACAGGCAGATGACTATATAGAATACGAAACAGAGATATTACCAAATGGTGTACTTGAAAGAACAGGTGTTGTTCTTGAAGCAGACCGTAAAGTATTTGCTCGTTCGTCAGCAACACAGACAACTGTAGTAGTTTACGGTATAGAAACAGCAACAGTATAAGGAAATAGATTATGGCTAGAAGAATTTCAACAGGAAAACTAGGAAGACCAATACTAGGAAACATTAGTGTTGAAGATAGCACTTTTGGTTCAGTGATAGCCAATGCAGATGTTGTTTTAGAACCTAACGGTACAGGTATTGCTCGTTCTACAAAAGACTTTAGAGTAGATAGTGCAAACTCTTTACGTTTAGGAGACAGTGATAACACTAACTACGTTGCTTTTAAATCTCCAGCGGCAGTAGCTAGTAATGTTACATGGACGTTGCCAGGCGCAGACGGAACAGCAAACTATCTATTAGCAACAGACGGGTCAGGAACATTAAGTTGGGCTTCACCGTCATTAGCACTAGCAAGTGATACAGCAAGTGGTAACATTAATGTTGTACTTACAGCTGATGCAGGATCAAGTTTTTCAAACGCAAAACGTTCATCAAGAATACAGTTTGCACCCAACTCAGGTAATTTAACAATTACTGGTGAGCTAGGTGGAGCAACTGGTAACTTTAGTGGAACAGTCACAGCAGGCGGATTTGCAACTACAGGTGGTGCAAGTTTTGGTAGTGATTTAACAATTACAGGAACATTAACAGCAGGTACAGTTGCGTCAACAGGCGACATTACAGCGGCTGGCGATATTACTTCTAACTCAGATATTAGATTGAAATCTAATATTATTGGTATCAAAGATGCTTTAGCAAAAGTATTAAAATTAAATGGTAAACAATATACAATGAATGGCAAGGACAATCAAATTGGTTTGCTTGCACAAGAAGTTGAAGAAGTATTACCACAAATGGTTCATACAGCAAACGATGATATGGGTACTAAAGCAATTAACTACCAAAACATGGTAGCACTACTAGTTGAAGCTGTAAAAGAATTACAGCAGGAAATAAAAGGTTTAAAGGGGACAGCATAAATGGCTTTCTTTGTAGGAGCAACTGAAGTAGTTCCAGTACCACCCGGAAATGATTCCACTCGCGGAGGAGAATTAATGTCCGATGGCGATGGAACAGCATTCTGGGGATATATGGGTGCGGCAAGCGGCGATCCGGCAGCAGTTGACACAGGTCAATGGCGATATAGATCTATATATACACATGGATACTTAGCGGCTGGCTACAAAGGTTCCAATCCTTGGAGAAGTGTTAATAAAACTTGGCACAATACAGATACAACATTATACTGCGGCGAGCAGTTAGCAAGTACACAAGCATATACAAACGGTGTATGGAGTGATCATCATGCATATGTAATGACTGGTGGTGGCTTTAGTGGTACTAGTTCAGCAATATCAAGTTATAGTTTAGCAAATGGTTCGATTAGAATGTTTACATCAGATGGATTTTCATCTAGTGGTGTTAGCTACGGCTATGTAGGAAATGATCCAAAGAATGAAGGACTAGGTTATGGTACATCAGGATATGGTAACCACGTAGGTGGTATGAGAATGCACGTTAACCGTTATGACTTTCCTGCGGCAAATGACATTAAAGGTCAAAGTGGTTGGATTAACGGCGGCGGCAGTGCAGATACATCACGTATGCACTTTCCAACAGAAGTTATGTACAGTGGATGGAATTCAGGTACAGATGGATACGGCTGTGGCGGGCATGGAGAAAACAGAGGATACTTTGCTTGGACATCTACTTATAGATACGTAACATGGGCAAACTCAACATGGTCAGGAACAGGATCATGGGGTGGATATAGTAAAGACAGACATTGTAAAATACAATCAACAAAATGGGGACACCATTATATTGGTACAGGTAACAATGTTACAGCTGGTAAAGCAAGATTTAGTGATGCAACAGGTTCAACTGTAGCAAACTTTAACAAAGTAAGAAGTTACGGAGAAGATAATTCAGAAGACGGTCAAGATCATGGATATATTATGGGACACTTTGACGGTCAACAAAATAACCACACTATTAAACAAACACACTCAAGTGATTCAGAAGTAACTATGGGCGCAGGGTGTATGCCTAAAGGACATTATGGACAAAGTTCCGGAGCATGTTCAACAGGTGCGGCAAGTATTTTAGGGGGTGTAGGCTAATGGCATTTAAAATAGGAAATACAGAATTAGAATTTTTACCACAAGGTAGTGATAGTTCACGTGGTGCAAAACTTATTTCAAATGGATCAGATGGTTCGTTTTGGGGATATATGGGCTATACAGGCGCAGGCTCTGTACAAGGCGGCGGAGCATGGAGATATAGATCTATATACACACATGGTTATTTGGCCGCAGGGTACAAAGGTTCTAACCCATGGCGTTCAGTAAACAAAACATGGCATGCTACAGATAGTACTTTGTACTGTGGAGAACAAATTTCAGGACCTCAATCATACTGTGACGGTTTTTATTCAGACTATAATGGTTATATTCAAGCAGGTCCTACAGGTAGAGCATTTAACGCTGGTGGCGATTGGATGGCAAGTTACGGATTAGCAAACGGTACTATACGTATGTTTACAGCAGATGGTTTTTCATCAGCTGGACTGAGTTACGGTTATCAGGGTAACGATCCAAAGAATGAAGGCTTAACATACGGTAGTGGTGGTTTTACAAATCACGTAGGTGGTATGAGATTAAGTACATCAATAGTTGATGCGGCAGGAACACAAGACATTAAAGGTCAAGGTGGTTGGATGAATGGTGGTGGTACTAGTACAACACACCGTATGCATTTTCCAACAGAGGTTATGTATACTGGATGGGATAGTGGTAACTCAGGAAGAGGTACAGCGGCCGCAGGCGAAAGTCGTGGTTATTTCCAATGGTCCGGCACTAACTACAAATATGTAACTTGGAGTAACAGCACTTGGACATCTAACTGGCCACAAGGCGGCGGCTGGGGTAAAGATAACCACTGTAAAATACAATCAACAAAATGGGGTCATCATTACATCGGTACAGGAAATAATGTTACATCAGGTAAAGCACGTTTCAGCGATGCTACTGGTGCTACGTTAGCAAACTTTAGTAAAGTTAGATCCTATGGCGAAGACAATCCAATGGACGGACAAGATTGGGGTTACATCATGGGACACTATGATGGACAGCAAAACAATCATACTATTAAACAAACACACTCAAGTGATTCAGAAGTAACACTTGGAGCGAATGCAATGCCTAAAGGACACTATGGACAGAGTTCCGGAGCGTGTTCAACAGCGGCGGCAACGGTTATCGGAGGAGGAATGTAATGGCGTTTTTCTTAGGAGCAAATGAAGTAAAACCGGTACCACCGACTAGTACAGCAGATACAGGTGCAAAACTTATTTCAGACGGTAGCACAGGTGCAGGTTGGGGATATATGGGAGGCGGCTTCACACAGTTAGATAATAACCAGTGGAGATATAGATCTATATATACACACGGATACTTAGCAGGTGGTTATAAAGGTTCAACTCCGTGGCGCTCAGTAAATAAAATTTGGCACAATACAGATACTACTGTTTATTGTGGAGAACAACTTTCTAACTTTTGTGCATATACAAATGGCTTTTGGAGCGATTATCATGCATATATTTGTTCAACTAACGGTTACAATAATGCACACGATCAAATTTGTTCATACAGTTTAACAAACGGATCAATTAGAATGTTTACATCAGATGGTTTTTCATCATCTGGAATTGGTTATGGTTACGTAGGTAATGATCCTAAAAACCAAGGACTAGGTTATGGTACAGCAGGTTTTGGTAACCACGTAGGTGGTATGAAAATGAATGTAAACAGAGTTGATGCACTTGCATGTGAAGATATCAAAGGCCAAAGTGGTTGGATATCAGGCGGTGGTGATACAAGTACTAACCGTATGCACTTCCCAACAGAAGTTATGTATACTGGTTGGGATTCAGGAATGTCCGGGCGTGGAGATGCAGTTAGTGGTGAAAATCGCGGTTACTTTAATGGTAACGGTAACCAGTATAAGTACGTTACTTGGGCAACAACAACATGGACAAACGGTTGGGACCAGGGTGGCAACTATGGTAAGACAAGTTATCAAACTAAGAACTTAGGTTCTAAATGGGGACATCTTTACGCATTTACAGGTAACAATGTTACATCAGGTATTGCAAGATTTAGTGACGCAACCGGCGCCACATTAGCAAACTTCAGTAAGGTTAGATCTTATGGAGAAGAAAACTCCATGGAAGGTCAGGACTGGGGATACGTAATGGGTCATTACGATGGCCAACAAAACAATCATACAGTAAAACAATCATATAGCAGTGATAGTCAGACTACAATGGGAGCGGCGGCAATGCCTAAAGGGCATTACGGTCAAAGCTCAGGAGCATGTAGCACTGGAGCTGCCACAGTTATAGCGGGAGCAGGATTCTAAAATGAAATATATAATTACAAAGACAGAAGCGATGAGACCATATTTTGGTATGTCTGAAAACGATCCAAACATGTACTGCAAAGACATGTACACCTTATTTGATTTAAGTTGTGTAGAAATTGCAGAACCTTTATTTGATACAATATATCCAACTATACCAGCAGGTTACGAAGAAGTATCAGCAACTGAAGCTAAGTACGGAACGTTGTTTTTCTCAGAAGTAAGAGATACTGTTAAGATTTGGAATAACGAATATGGATGGGCAGAAACTGCTGATATTCCAGAAGAGCAAAAAGTTCCTTTTACACTTACTCCCGAGATTAAGGAAATGATACGTACATTTATGTACCGCTTTGCAAAAGAAATTATTGAAACAGAATACAATTATAGATTCCGCCACTTGCATAATACTACTGAATTAGAAAAAGCAAGTTGGGAAATACAAAAGCACGAAGCTCGTGAATGGTTAACTTACGCTGACGATCCTGCACACGTAACACCATTCCTTGATTATCTTGCTGTACAAAGATCAATGGATAAAACTACTCTTGCAAATAAAATTTTAGAAAAGTCTGAACAGTATCAAGATAACTTATCTACTATGCTAGTTGAATACCAATCACTAATTAAGCAGTTTAAAAACTCAGGAAGTATTTGGGATATAAACATATTATACGAAAAATACCTTGGTATTATGATGCCGGCGGCACAAGCTATGTCATTAGGACTTATGGATGTAGGCGGTGTACGTATATTTGAAGACCCAGATACTGGTGAAACAATGGTAGATCAAAACAATCCTAAATTTGGTAACAAGCTCAATTTCTAACTGTTAGAAATAGCATCTAAGTAAATAAGTATAGTCAAAAGACTAACTATTTCTTAGGAGAAAAAAATGAGTGAACAAGCAAATAATGCTGAGAAAAATAATGCCAATGCGCATATGGCATTAGAAACTAGAGTAAATCCATACGACGGATTTGAAGAATTTTTTAAGTTATCAGAACAAGACAGTAAAATACTGGACGGTGCATTAAACTTAAATAGTGGACAATCAGCGTATCAGTCAGAGCATTTTGTTGCTGACTCGCAACTTACCCCATATAGAAAATTAAAACAGTGTTTGTTAGAATTAGAAACAAGACACCACTCTTGGCATAATATTAACAACAGTTTAAAACGTAAACTAGTTGAAGTTAAAATTGCAAAAAGAGACTATGATGCATGTCAAGATGAATTACAAAAAGAACTAATTGCAGTTGACATTGAAGACATGGAACATGATGTTAAAGTATGGAACCGTAAAATTAGACAAGCGGCAGAAGAAGTACAAACATACTTAAACTTAACAAAGAAGATTGCTGGTGATGATAATGAATTATTAGACAAAGCAATGTCATACGATCATGAAGAAGAAAGAAAATATTGGGTAACACGTATGGCTAAACAAGCGGCTATGGATATGGTATCCTACGGACGCATTGGTTCAGGTAATATGGATTCAATTGCTATGATGCCAGAAGAAGATCAAATCGAAGCATTGGCAACAACTATACAGTACAATGAAAGATTACAAAATGGACTTGCACAAATTGCAGGTGCAGTTAATGAAGGCCTTTTAGAAAATAAAAATGCTATTCCAAACTATGACGTACCAAGTGTAACAGATAAGTTAATGGCAACACAAATCTTAAGCGGCAAATCTAAAGACAAGGAATCAAATGTTCAGCATACCCCTGAATCCAAAACTGGACCAGAAACAGTTTGAGGAATTCTATCAGTTTCTGATTGATTATAAAAGTTACATATACGATGTATACATAACTACTCGTATACCTCCTTTTGATCAGGATGCGATGGGAGATATTTTTGTAAATGACCCGAATGACTTGATTGAAAACTCACTCATTATTCAAGACAAGTTAGGCATTCCAGTGTCTGCTACATTTAATAATACTCTTGTGCGACCTGATCAAAAGAACTTAGATTTATGGATTGAAAACTTTAAAAGTCTATATCATCATAAAGGCATTAGGTCTGCTACTATCCCACATACACACTGGGTAATGACAGGGCAAATACAAAAAGAATTTCCTCAATTAATGATTAAAAATACTATATTACGTGAAGTAAACACTGCGGCTGATGTTGCAAAACAAGCAGAAGCAGGATTTCATTACATTAATATTGACAGAGATTTAGTACGTGATAGAGATACTTTAAAGAAAATAAAACAAGTTAAAGAAAAGTATAATGTTAAAATAGCAATACTAGGCAATGAAGGTTGTGTAGGTAGTTGTCCTGTAATGCCAGAACATTTTGAATTTAATAATTCAAGAACATCAACAGGACCACAATATTTCAATGATGCTATTAGTCGTATAAGTTGCCCTAAGTGGGATATTACAGAACCAGTAACAGCATTAAAAACAGCAAACATTCCGCCTTGGAGACAAGATTGGTATGAGATGTTATACTATGTTGATGTTATTAAGATGCACGGCAGAGAAAGTGTAGCACAGTTATTTTCTACAATGGATATTGTTAAGAAATATGCAAAAGGAGAAGAAATATTATTTTCTGATTTTGATGAATATATTTACGATAAAAATTTAGAAGGTAAGCCCATCCAAGCATGGAGAGAATTTATTAAGAATTGTAAGTTTGATTGTTGGGATTGCAATAAATGCGATAACTTATATGAAGCAAAAAATGGTAAGCCTCAACTAACAATTAAAAATATAATAGTGGAGTCAATATGTGGCGCATACACGGACTAACAAGTCACAAAGTACAAATGCTACTAAATCAGTTATGTCGTTGCGGGCAATCTTATTTAGAAGTAGGTTGCTATTTAGGTGCAACAGCGGCAGCCGCACTAGACGGTAATAAACTAAAAGCATACTTTGTAGATCATTGGGAAGAGCAAGTACAGCCCTTAAGAGATGATCTACCACCATTACCAGAAAATAGTAAAGAAGACTTTGTTAAAAATATCAAGTACTATAAAGGCGAAAACAAAATTAAAGTATTTGATTCAGATTTGTTTGATGTAGATCTTGACCAAATTGATCCGATTGATATTTTCTTTTATGACGGTCCTCATGGTCCGCAAATGACATTTAATGCTGTAAAGTACTATGCAACAGTACTAGCTGATCAAGCTATAGTAGTAATAGATGATGCTAATTTTGAAGGTAGTGTTAGTGGAGCAAAAGCCGCACTTAAAGAGCATGGTTTTAGCATATCATTTGAACGTCTTATACTTGAGGAAGAGCCCGAAAACGCCGAAGGTTGGTGGAACGGAGTTTTGATATTAGGTGTCTCTCGTCCTTCACTTTCTAAATAAATACAATATAAGTTTAGGAGATTACAGTGGCAGGATCAAGTTCAGCACCAATTGTTGATAGATTAAGAATCATACCAAGAGCAGACGACTTTCTTGATAGAAATGTTGGCTCTAGTGGAGAAGTATTCTTTTCAAGAGACACAAACACATTAAGAGTTTACAGTGGTAAAGACGTATCAGGCTTTGAAATGGCAAGAGCTGATTTAAACAATGTAGACTTAACTTCATTTTTACGAACATCTACTTTAGCAACTACAAGCGTATCAGCACTAAGTGATGTAAATTATGTATCTACACCTACAGTAGGACAAATACTATCTTGGGATGATACTTATCAAGCATTTATTCCAACAGACGCTGACTTGTCAGGTGGTAATTCATCTATTGACGTATCAGAAACTGCTCCAACAACACCGGCATCAGGTAACTTATGGTTAAACACTGCTACAGGTAAATTATACATTTATATCGATGATGGTACAAGTACACAGTGGATTGAACCAGCAACAACTGGCGGTGGCGGCAGTAGTAATGCTACTACACTTGCAGGACAATCAGCAAGTTATTATTTAGACTATAATAACATTACTAACACACCAACTATTCCAACTGATATTAATAGTTTAAGTAATGTAACAGCAACAGGTCCGTCAGATGGACAAATACTAAAATGGAGTACATCAAACAGTGCTTGGGAATTAGCAAGTGATCTTGTAGGTGGCGCAGGCGGCGTACAACTTTCAGACTTTAGTATTACTGCAAATGCAGTAGGAACAGCCGCACTATCATATGATAATACAACAGGTGTGTTTACATATACACCACCAGATTTAAGTTCTTATCTAACAAGTTATTCAGAGACATCAGGATTAAATGATGTTGTTTCTAGAGGGTCAACTACAGCACAAGCAGTAACTATTAATAATACATTAACAGTAGGAAATGTAGTTACAAACGGTTCGGGCACACCGGAAATAGTAAGTACAAGTACAATTACACTAGATGCTCCAGATGGAACTATAGTACAAAGCGGTCCATTTAGATTGCCAAGTTTTACTACAGCACAAAAGAATGCTCAGTCATCAGTTAATGGTGATATGGTATACGATAGTACACTTAACAAAGCACAAGTGTATGAAAACGGTGCGTGGGCTAACTTAGCATAATGGAAAAAGAATACGCAGTCATAGTTAGACGTGATCAAAATATTAGCGAAGTAGAAGCTGATATTATTGCTTCTACTGGAAGCGGTCCAATACCTAACAGAAGCGTGGAAGTTGCTAACCCTAGACTAGGGTCAACTCGTATAACACATTTTATGCTTACTGATGAAGAAGCAGATAATTTATCAACAGATCCAAGAATACTAGCAGTAGAAATACCACCTGATCAAAGAGACGATATTGAAATAGGTCTTAATTCTAGACAAGCAGGTAATTACTGGAGAGGAACATTTAACAATGCTAATGATCTTAATTGGGGACTTAGACGTTGTATAGATGCAACAAATCAATACGGTACAAGTACAACAATTTCAGGAGACTACCTTTATACGTTAACGGGCGCAGGAGTTGATATTGTAATACAAGATAGTGGCATACAACCAGGACACCCTGAATGGGAAGATGAAAACGGAGTTACTAGACTAGTACAACATGATTGGTACGGAGTAAGTGGAATAGCAGGAACACAAAATGCTAACCATTACAGAGATAGAGATGGACACGGTACACATTGTGCAGGTATTGCCGCAGGTAAAACATATGGTTGGGCAAAACATGCAACTATATATTCACAAAAATTAGCAGGACTAGAATTGATAGGTGCTACTGACGGCACTGGTATTCCAGTTGCAGATGCATTTGATAGTATTAGATTATGGCACAATAATAAAGTAAGTGGCAAACCAACTGTGGTAAACATGAGTTGGGGATATAGAAGTACTTCAAGTGTTGATCCTTCAAGTGGTACGTATAGAGGAACTCCATGGACATTTTCAACACAAACTGATGCACAATTATTTGCAGACTACGGTATAGTTACACCTAACGGAAATGGGGACAGAACATTCCCTGCACAAAATGCTTTTGCTGATGCAGAAGTTGAAGATATGATTGATGCTGGAATTCATGTTGTTATTGCCGCAGGTAATGATAGTTACAAAGCAGATGTTTCAACAGGTAATGATTGGAATAATTTTGTTTCTGTAAGTGGAGTATCAAGACTATATCATAGACCTAGTTCACCTTATTCTGACAGAGCATTTAATGTTGGCAACATTAGTTACGTTACTAATGGCGGCACTGATCAATCAGCAAATTCTAGTAAAAAAGGACCTGGTGTAAACATATGGGCACCTGGTACTGAAATAATGAGTTCATCAAGTAATGAAGCTGATTCTGGATATACAACTTATGATTATCCAGGTAATAGTAATTACAAAATCATGAAGATAAGCGGCACGTCAATGGCAGCACCTCAAATAGCAGGACTAGCGGCATTACACTTACAAGCAAACTCATTACAAACCCCAGAACAATTAGTTACATTAATGACTAGTGTTAGTAAAAGTGTTGTTTATGAAACAGCAAATAATGATACAGATTATGATAATACTAGAAGTATTTTAGGTTCACCAAATAGAATGATGTTTAGTAGATACGGCGTAGAACGTCCGTATAGAACAAATGGATCTATGACGTTTACTAATTCACTAGCAGTACTAAATGAAGACGGACCTCAATTAGAAACTAATGCTTGGTTAGATGACAATGGTACAAATGTATCAGTATCTAGTATTATTTCAGGAGTTGCTTTACAAGTTAATGCTGTACTTGCAACCAATCCATCAACACCATTTAATATACAAGGACGTTTAAGCGGTGCTACAACAACTGTATCTGCTATAAGTGCTAATACAGGAACTATATTAGAAATAGACGTCAACAATTCATTTGGATTTCAAGTAGGAGAAGGGCTGAACATTATTGCATAAATATTGTAACAGCAAGGATTAATATATGGCTTTAAATTTTCCAGACGCACCTAATGCAGACGATACTTATACCGAAGGTAGTGTAACCTGGGTATATGACGGCACTGTATGGAACATACAAGCAAGTTCTGCATCATCAGATCAAAACTTATTTGATACAATTAATGCAGATACAGGAACAGTAACAGCATCTAATACAACTGATGCATTAACAGTTGCTGGCGGTACAAATGTAACTACTGCTATTGTTGGAAAGACGCTTACTATTAATTCTAGCGCAGTAGGAGGATCGTCAGATGTTATTAAAACAGTTACTACTGATGACGGATCGTATACAGCAAGTGGAGAAGATACTTTAAAAATATTAGGTAGAACAAATATTTCTACAGAGCTTACTACAAATACAAATGAATTACATATTGATTTAGACTCACACAGTATTGACTTTTTAAGTGATGTTGATACAACAACTTCTGCGCCAGCAGTTGGGCAAGTGTTAAAGTGGGATGGTGTACAATGGGCACCAGGCTTTGACTCTACAACAGGCGGCGGTGGTACTGATGCAGATACTTTTGATGGATTTGACAGTACCTACTTTTTAAATTATAATAACTTAACCAATACACCAACTGTTGCTACACTATCAGACTTTAGTGTAGGCAATGAAAGAACACCAGACGGTAATGGTGCTATTGAATATGATAATACAACAGGCGTGTTTAGATATACACCACCAACACCGGGCGGTATTGGTGCATTAAGTGCAGAAGTAAATGATTTATCTGATGCAGTTACTTGGGCAGATGTACCAGATGCAAATATTACACAATCAAGTGTTACACAACACCAAGCCGCACTAAGCGTAACAGAATCACAAATTAGCGACTTAGGTAGTTATATTACAGACTACACAGTAGTTGCTAATGACTTAAATGCTATTAGCGTGGGCGCACTTAGCGATGTTGATCTTACTGGAGTTAGTAACGGAGAAGTGTTAGCATGGAACAATACTAACAGTAGATTTGAACCAGCATCTCCTGCAGGATCAGGCGGTATTGCACTAACAGATTTAAGTGTAACATCAAATACGCCAAGCGGCACAGGCACACTTACGTATGACAATGCTACTGGAGCATTTAGTTACACACCACCTGTTACAGGTGCAACTGAAATTGACGATTTAAGTGATGTTAGTATTGCTTGGGTTGGTAACTTACCATTAGATAATAAAGGACAGTTATTAAGTTGGACTGGTAGTACATTTATTAACTATACAGGTACTACTATTGATAAGATTACAGAAAACACATTAGTAGAATTTCAAGTTGGTAATGTAGGTACACAGTCTTACAATTTCTTTCCACATTATTCAGGACAAAATCCAACAATATATGTAATGTCAGGCACAACAGTTTCGTTTAAATTAGACGGAGCTCAAGGACATCCATTTGCTATTCAAGATCCTACAGGAACTACAATTACAGATGCTACACAAATTTTCCATGTACAAACTAATGGTAATAAAACTACTGGCTCATTAGCACAAGGTAGATCAGAAGGTGTATTGTATTGGAGAATACCTGAAAGTTATTCAGGTGGTTATAGATATCAGTGTACTGCTCACCCTGCTATGGTTGGATCAATTCAAATAAAAAGATTTAGTCAAATTTAAGTAGACTATTTAACTCACGTCTTAGATCAACAGTTTCTTTAATAAGCGAATTAATATTGCCTAGTTTAGCAAAGCCTCTACTAGACGAATGTACTGTATCTATACTTTCTATTTTATCTTTAAGGGTTGCAAGTAACTGTTCGCAATGTAGTTTTCCTTTTGGGTTAGTTACTTGTGTAATTGCTTGTTCCCAACGTAAAATATCATTTACGTAGTCGTTATGCTGTGCTAGTGTTCGCAAGTTCTTCTCCTGTTGGAGTTAAGTTATATGTGTCAGCATCATCGTCAATATCGCCGACTTCAGTAAAACTACCACTAGGACTTAAACATTCAATACTTGCAGGCATAAGTGCTGGTACATTAAATACTTGTCCTTCTTTTAGATTTGATTCAAATAGTTGTCCTGTTGCAGTATCAATATAATTTAGTCTAAAATTACCATCGTTAATAAACCAACTTTTATTTTTAACTTTATGAAAGTGCATACTAGTTTTATTAGGTTTGTTAAAGCCTACAATTTTACTATAATATGAATCTGTTTTAGCCCATATTGCTTCGTAACCGTAGGACGTTTGTTTTACATTCTCTGTCATTTATTCCTCTAGTAAATCTATAACTTGAAATACTGTTTCTAATTTAGAAAGGTTAGTTTTATTTTGCAGTGTATTTCGTAGTCCTTGATGTAATGTCTTTGGCCAACAACCAAAGTCAACCCACGCATATCCGCTGTGTTCATCGTTAAGAATAGGAATAAACTCTCCTTTACAGCACACAAGGTATGTATGAAAATTGAACTTTGCATCGTTAGATACAAAAGTTTCTAACGGAATAGTTTTTACAATAGGAGTTGTTTCAGATACTTCCTCAGCAATTTCTCTCTTTAGAGCTTCAAATGGTGTTTCACCATTTTCGTTACCGCCGCCAACAAGTCCCCAAGTCCCAGCAGTTTTACCACCAGCTCTATGTAAAAATAAAAAACGTTTAGTGTCAAGAGCATAGAATAGTGCTCCACTACAAATTATCTTGTTCATACTAGTAATTAGCCGTCTAGGTTAATTGACCAGTCACCTTTGGCATATTCACCGTCTACACTTAGTAGCCATTGATCGCCGTCCCAGTAGTATTGTACACCTGTATTAAGATTTGTAGTATATAAAGTAGTAATTACTTCGTCGTTGTATATAAGTTTATCAGCACTTGCATCAAATACTATTTGCCATGCAGTGCCGTCCCATTCAATAATATCATTAGAGTTTGCAACAAAGTCTGTTCCGTTTGCATTTTTCCAAGCATCAGCACCATCTGTATTTGTTGTACTACCGATGCTACCTAATAATAACAGTCTTAGTCCTGCTACTTTAGCAGTAGTTGGGTCATAACGTAATGGATCAATAATGTAGTCTATACTTGAATATTGATTTGCATTACGTGCAGGGCCTTGTACAGTACTATTACTAGGTAATGTATCTCTATCAAAGTCAATTGTAAGTTTAGTTTCGTCTAATGGATTAATAGTAATACGTCCTGCAAGCATTCCGTTTATATCAGGCTTTCTAAAATATGCAATACTTAACCCTGCTCTGTAAGATCCTAATAATGCATCAAAATGGTCTCCCCATTTTATATTACTAGGCAATCCGTTTTTAAGAATTTGTGCTTGACCATTTAAAATTAATACTCTATGTTGTGTGTAATTTTTTACTACTTCTTTAGTATGTCTAGTTTTTTGTTTTCTAGGATTCATTATGCCGTCACCATCACTAGGTGCCGCACCTGTGTCAACAACATTAGTAGTGTTATCTAATGTATCTTGTACAACAGGTTCAGTCATTCCGCCCATACTAAACAAATTAGTACCTTGTAACATCTGTTCAAAATCAACATATCCGTCACCGTCAAAGATGCTTGTAACAATATTTGTAACAACGCCTAAACGTTTTACTTTTGCTGGAGGACTAATATAAATTGGAGTACTAAATGTCATTGATCCAACATCTATTTCGCTATCAACACCTGTTGGTATTGAACGACTACTAAAGTTAACACTATCAAGCATAATAGTTGTTAAACTAGTCCAGTCTAAATAGTTGTCAGTTGTTTGTATATCTAAACTTGGATTAAAGAGCATTAATATTTGCTCCATAATTTGTAATTTCATATCTGTGTTTGTTGACCATAGATCAACATTTACAGTTAGCCTGTATGGTGTTGGCATCAAACGTTCTACAGTATATTGTTTACCTGCTTCATCATTATAGGCGCCCGCACTATCTTTTCCACGTTCTCTAATATGTCTTTTGTTTACATAACTGGAATCACTAGTACGATCTCTATCTAGTTCTAGTCCTGTAATGTAAACAGCCATACGTGGCGCACTAGGTATTTTATTTTCTGAATTATCTCTTAATATTGAGCCTACTTGTCTAGTAAGATCTCCGTACAATACAGGTACTTGCTTTTCAGTGCCATCACCTGTTTGATAACTGAAGTTACTAAACAGACGCATCATCTGTACAAGATACTTTCTTATTTGTCCGTCATAAAAATGTTCAGCCATTAGTTATCTGCCTTAGGTTTTAATACTTGTGAAAGAGCTTGACGTTGTTGCGTTCTTTCATTGTAAAGTGTTATTGTATGCAGTCCTGCATTTTTAATAGCAGTAGCACTTGGTAAAGTTAATTTTACAAGTTGTGTACTGCCGTCTTGACTTGTATATGGCTTTAGTATTCCAGGATAGTTAGTAGCACTATTCATTGGATAGTCTACAACTGCATAACTAACTACATCGATGCCATCTCTAGTGTCACTAGTGTGTTCTATTCTTATATATTTTGCTGACATATCAGCAATGTCTGTTAGCAACTCAGTTTGTCCAACAGTTAATTGCATAAAGTCTGTTGCTATAGGAGTATCGTATAGATAAGTGTCTACATCATTAATAAACGATCCTCTTAGTGTATCTTTAGTTCCATTATTCATTGGAGCTCTCTTAACATCATGTACTTTTATCCAACGATTTTTTTCGTATCTAAATAACCTTTGAGGTAAAAAGTCTGTTCGCATAAAATAGTCACCGTCTACAGAGTTAACTGGAAAACTTATACCGCTACCAAACTGACTTCCGTTAGGTGCAAATTCATCACCTATCAATAGTCCATCATAACCGTGTCCTCTAGGTGTTGCTTTGTCAGTTATTGTACTGCCGTCATCAGCAACTTGTTCTACTGCGGCTCTACCTGTATCTTCATCTACTGCAAGTGTATATAATGCTGTATCTGTATCATACCCGCTTTTAGGAGTATTAGTATTTGCTTCTGCAACTACAGCATTGTTAACATTCATTTCTGCTTCGAATGTTGATAATACATCACGTAGTGTACCATCTTCTGGATAGTCTTCACTTGCTGGTAAGTCAAGTATATCTTTGTACTCTTGACTGTCTACTATTTGTT